TATTGATGAACATGAAATCAAGGCCAGTAATGGTAGCAGATACTGGAATGCTCTCTATATGCAAGACCCTACCCCAGAAGAAGGTGGGTTAATTAAAAAGAAGTGGATTCAGGAGTGGGATCAAGAGGAACCACCTACCTGTGAGTTTATTATACAGACTATGGACACTGCTTTTTCTACAAGCAACACGGCTGACTACAGTGTTATTCAGACTTGGGGCATATTCTACATGTATGACCAAGATGAAGAAGGAATAGAGGACTATGCCTCTAACTTAATCTTACTTGGTAATGTCAAGGGCAGGTTTGAGTACCCAGAGCTTAGACGTATAGCACAGAAGCTGTACAATCAGTACAGACCTGATGTCTGCATGATTGAAAAGAAAGCAAGTGGGCAGTCTTTGATTCAAGACTTACGCAGATCAGGCTTACCCATTATGGAATACATGCCAGATCGGGATAAGGTATCCAGAGTTTATGCAGCCACGCCTATCATGGAAGCAGGTCGGCTATGGCTACCCACCTCTAAGAAATGGGCAGATGATCTAGTGGAAGAGTTAATACGTTTTCCAAATGCAGCCCATGATGACCAAGTAGATGCGCTAACTATGGCAGTGCATTATATGCGGGACTCTTGGAACCTTGCGCACCCTGACGATCCTAATTGGGATGAGCCAGTTAGAGAAAAGAAATCTACCTATTGGACATTTTAAAATAGTGTGCTATAATATAGTGGGTTAGGTATGGGGAATTAAATGTCTTTATTTGAACAAGCACAAAAAATAGTATCCGATATATTAGAAGAACGTAAAAAACCTATGCTTAGTGTTAGCATGGAAAGAATGCAACCTATTATGCCTATGGCACAAGGAGGTGGTCTATCTACTGTTCAGAATAGTCTGAACATTAATGGTCAGCCACACAGACTAGCCTATATCAATCCTAGTGAAGAAAACTTGTTGACACAACTTGGTGGTAGTGGTAGAAAGATTGATGGTATCCCATCTTATTATTCTGAGGATGCAGACGCTGATGCTGATAATACGGCAGCTAATGTTGGTATAGGTCCCGGTGACGGATCAGGCGATCCCGACGGCATTACTACGGATACAAATGAAGAGGGTATGACAACAGTTGGTAGTCCTACTACTGGTGGTCCTACCTTCACACCTCCTGAAGTTTTTGCTCAACGAAACGAACTCAATCGCAGCCCAAATAAAAGTATTTCGTTTGATCCTTTTGCAATAGCACTTGGGCTTGTCAATCCTACTCTTGGTTTTTTGGCAAAGGCTGCAAATCTAGGACCAAGTTTTGATATTAGTGTTCCCAATACTGGTACACAGGGCGGCTATGGTGATACAGGTAATCCCGGAAGCTCCGGTAACGCGCCGGGTGCAGGTGAAGATGATGGTACAGGTGGCGACGATGGTATCTATGCTGACAACGGTATGATTAGAGAACAGATTGCAGCAGCCTCAAATCGTAAACCAGAAGAAGTAACAGTAGCCGAAGTTCAAGAAGTTAGAGAAACACTAACGAATAAACAACGAGTAGCTAATACAGGGATTAAAGAAATACTAGATCAAATTTATGGTAGTGGCAAAGGTGCAGGACTACTAGGCATTCCAACAAATAATACAGGAACAGCATAATGGCAACCGAACGTAACCCTTTTGATATGATTCCCAAAGAGCAAAATAATGTTGTTCCTTTGGTAGAGCAAGGTGAGTCTGGAGCCAGTATCGAAATTGATCCTGAAGGTGACGGTGTTATTGTAGATTTTACTGAAGCTGTAGGCATGGAAGCGACTGACGAAGTTGCTGAGTGGTACGGTGATTTAACAGAAACATTAGAAGAAGAAGAACTTCTTGAGATTGGCCGCATGGTCATAGATAATTTTCAAGCAGATAAGGAGTCCCGTTCTGAATGGGAGTCTATGTTTGAACGTGGGTTTGATTTGCTAGGCTTAAAGCTAGAGCAGGGTTCAGAACCTTTTGAGGGCGCATGTACAGCAGTCCACCCACTACTAATTGAATCGGCTGTTAAGTTTCAGTCGAAGGCTTCACAGGAACTCTTTCCTGCAAGTGGCCCAGTAAAAGCAAATATTCTAGGAACAGCTACTCCTGAAAAGGAAATGCAAGCTAACCGTGTTCAGAACTTTATGAACTATCAGGTTACTGAGCAGATGCCAGAATACTTTGACGAATTTGAAAGAATGCTTTTCCATCTCCCCTTGATTGGTTCAGCGTTTAAAAAGATTTACTATAGCTCTACACTGAAGCGCCCTGTCTCAGAGTTTATTCCTATTGACCAGTTTTATATTTCTTACTATGCTACTGATCTTCGGAATGCTGACAGGTATACGCACGTAATCTATCGTAGTCCTAAAGATATTCAAAGAGATATCAATGCAGGAGTATATCAAGATGCTGATCTTCCCACTCCTTCTCAATCAGGGATTACTTCTTTTGCAGAGAAGATTGATACTATTCTTGGTTTCAATCCTGATTATGATAATGATCCTCAGTATGTCTTACTGGAACAGCATTGTTATCTAGACATTGAAGATGCTGATGAAGCACTTCCATATATTGTAACTGTTGAGCAGGATTCTCGACAGGTACTAAGTATTCGTAGAAACTATGAGCAAGACGATCCTAACCGCGAGAAGCGGAGTCACTTTGTTCATTACAGGTTCGTACCCGGTTTTGGTTTCTACGGCCTTGGCTTAATACATTTCCTTGGAAATCTGACAATGAGTGCAACGGCAGCAATGCGGTCTCTCATAGATGCAGGTCAGTTTGCTAATCTTCCGGGTGGGTTTAAAGCCAAGGGTGTCAGGATTGTTGGAGATAATGATCCAATCAGTCCGGGCGAGTTTAAAGAGGTTGAAGCAACAGGCATAGATTTATCAAAGGCTATTGTTCCCCTACCCTACAAAGAGCCTTCCTCAACTCTATACCAGATGCTACAGTTTGTAGCTTTGACAGGACAAAAGTTTGCAGATAGCACAGAGCAAGTTATCTCTGATGCTGCCTCTTATGGACCCGTTGGTACAACTATGGCATTACTCGAAGCCAGTAGTAAGTTCTTCTCGGCTATTCATAAGCGAGTACATAAATCACAGAAGGATGAATTTAGAATCCTTGCCAGTATTAACTATGATTACTTACCTGATGAATATCCATATGATGTCCCATTTGAGTCTCGTAGTATTTTCCGAAAAGACTTTGATGGTCGCGTAGATATTATCCCTGTATCTGATCCTAACATCCCATCCAATGCCCATCGTATGATGTTGGCTAACATGGCGTTACAGATGGCACAGCAGTCTCCACCGGGAATGTTTAACTTAGAAGCATTGAATAGAACTATTCTACATGCGGCTAACATGCCTAACCTAGAACAGATACTACCTCCTAAGATTGAGCCTCAAGCTATGGACCCTGTGTCTGATATTATGGCTGCAACAAAAGGTATCCCTATCGGGGCATTTCCCGGTCAGAACCATGATGCACATATCCAGACTAAGATGGCTTACCTTCAAGACCCTATGAATGGCTCTAATCCTATTATGGGTCGGCTTCGTCCTATTCTTGAAGCTAACATTCAGGAACACTCTGTAATGAAGTATCAGGAACAGGTAGCAGGTATGACTCAGCAGTTGATGCAGGAGGCTGGACCGGATGCCGCACGTAACCCACAAGTAATTGAAATGGTTACAGCACAAGCCGCACAGCAGGTTCTCAATGCTAACATGGCTATGGGCATGGCACAGTCGCCAGAGCAGCAGCTAGTTGCACTTGAACAGGCCAAGGTAGAACTTGAGAAACAAAAACTTCAGAATGATACTGCTATTGCAGCGGCTGACATGGAACTGAAGAATAAGAAACTTGAACTTGAAGAGAACGATCAGATTATTGGTATGTTGAAAACCAACTCTACTGATAACTTCAAACGAGAGAAGGCCGGTCTAGATCGGAATAGTAAACAAGATATCAAAGCCCTTGAAGCTCTTACACTATTAGCTATCGAAGCTGAAAAGCAGCAAGGCAAAGAAAAAGAAAACACAACTCAAGAAATATTTGAATTTCTTAAACAGTTTCAAGGAGACAAACAATGATGAATAAAGGAAAAGGATACCACGATCATGTAAAGCCTGATGTTAAAGGTGTTACTAATGGTTATCCTACACACGTACCGTATCCTAATAAAGATACGTTTGGTGATATGGTAAAGGAAGAGTCTTTCGGTGGTCGAACAAATCGAAGCGTTCTTAATCAGTTTGATGATTTTTCTTTTAAAGTTTCAGGACCAGCTAAACTTAAGTAATGACTATCTGGGACGAATTTGTTCAAACACTAAATGAAGAAATTAATAATCTAAGATTGTCTCTTGGTAATGGAAGTGCTGGTGACTACGCTGAGTATAGACAGATGGTAGGAACACTGGCAGGACTTGAATGGTCAAGAGATCGTTTAACTGATATTGTAAAGAAACGCATATACGACGAAGATGAGGAGTAAAATGCAACAAGTAAATTTAGGTAACTCTATTAAAAATGATCTTTGGATCACAGACCCTATTGAACAGCCGGACCCTGATGTATTACCATCACTTCCCGGTTTTCATATTCTAGTTCGCCCTGTTACGGTTAAGTCGCTAACCAAGGGTGGTATTATTATTCCAGACTCTACCAAAGAAGATATGGCTTATCTTACAACTATTGGTAAAGTTCTAAGCCTTGGTGATCTTGCATATGGAGATCAGGATAAGTTTCCTAAAGGTAGCTGGTGTAAAGAAGGGGACTTTGTTTGCTACGGTAAACATACAGGAACTAAGCTATTTTATAAAGGAGTACGGCTTATTCTATTGTTTGATGATCAGATCATGCTTCGTGTAGAAAACCCTGCTGATCTTGATCCTACATTTAACCTTAGTGCAGGATCAAGTTAATTTGTAGATATAACAATACTATGATATAATATATTAATATAATCGTTAAATCGTTTGTTTCGTAAACAACGGGAAAGAAAAAACAATGATCGAAAAAGAAGAGTGGAGCGAAGTATCTGTTCCTAATGGTGAAGAGGAGAATGAAGTTGCGTATGAAATTGAAGAATCTTCTGAACAAGCTGTTGCAGTTTCTGCACCTAAAGAAAAAGAAGAAAAAGAAAAAAGCGGGACAGAGCTAGACGGAGTTGAAACGTCTGGCGCTCAGAAACGTATCCGACAACTTATTCGTCAGCGTAAAGAACGTGACGAACAAATTCATTCCCTTATCCAAAAAAATGAGGAATTAGAAACTAACCTCAAAACAAAGCATTCTGAAGTACAAGAGATTAATAAACTAAGTCTCGATGCTTCGGAAAAGCAACTGACAGATAAAATTCAGTTGGCTCAAGCAGCTTACTTAGAAGCATTTGAAAACGGCGAGAAGGAAAAACTTCTTCAAGCTCAGACAATGCTCAATGAAGCGCAGGGCGATCTGAAGAATGTTTCCAGTGCTAAACGTAATTATGAAGCTGCTCCAGTAGAACAGCCAGTACAACAGCAAGTTGCTCCTAGACCTGCTGTAACTGATCCCAAGGCAGAAGAGTGGGCATCAGAAAATAATTGGTTTGGTACTAACAATGTTATGACCGCAGCGGCACTAGCTATTGATGCGGAACTAAAGAATGAAGGTTACGATCCAAATGATAATGAATTTTATCAGGAGATTAGTAATAGAATGAAGAAATCTTTTCCTCAACAGTTTGGGGAAGATATTCAACGTGTGCAGGACAGTACGTTAAGTCCTGCTCAAGTGGTTTCGGGGGGATCGCGTTCCTCCTCATCCAGTTCTAGAAAGGTTAAGTTATCTCAAGAAGATATCCGACTAGCAGAGAAATGGAATATTCCACTTGAAAGATATGCTGCCGAAAAGCTCAAAGTAAATGGGGCTGACGGCGAATACACAAATATTAAATAGAAGCGCGGAGAATTATTATGACACGAAATGAAACACGTAGTAGTCAGCTTAGAGAGAATAACACACAGGAAGAAGAATGGACCTTTGAAGAGCCTAACGCTTTAGCTATTCCAGATCATGTTCAAGCACGATTTGATAGTGAAGAAATGGCTTTACGTTGGATACGAATCTCCATCAAAGGCACAGACGACATCTCAAATGTAGGTAAGAAACTACAAGAGGGATGGGTTTTCGTAACTCCTGATGAAGTTCCTGAAATGTCGATTACATCCTTCGTAAGGGAAGACGGTCGTTACCAAGGCACAGTCTGTCGTGGAGACTTGGCATTAGCAAAAATGCCAGCAGGCAAGGTAGCAGCCAAACGGAAACACTATGAGAATAAGGCTGGTGATATGATGCAAGCCGTAAACGCGCAGCTTATGAACAGTTCTGATTCTCGTATGCCAATTTCCAACAATAGTAAAACCACAGTAACGAAAGGACGAAGACCCAATTTTCAGGGTTAGCGTCTTTAACTTTTAAGGAGATGACACATGTCTACTACTAAAGCATTTCGTGGTTTTGTCCCTGCTCGTAAGAGAGGCGGCGCTTATAATAATGAGGCCGTCACCGATATGATTACGCTTACCTCAACAGGTCAGGCGCAGTCACCTAGTAACAACATTTTCACAGGCGATCCGGTAGTACTTCCGGGAGCAAACTTTGCTACAATCTCGCCATTTATTGCCGGTACCTTGAAGCCTTCGGGCGTTTTCATGGGCTGTCAGTATGTTGAAAATGGAGAACAGAAGTTCTCTCGTTTTTGGAATGGGGCAATATCCGCCACGGATATTAAATTCTTTGTTATTACTGATCCGGCACAGACTTACTACATTCAGTGTTCTTTGACTCTTTCTGCTGCTGAAGCAGCGATTGCTAGGAATTATACTGTTACAGTTAGTTCTACCGCTAGTTCGGGCAGCACGGTAACTGGACAGTCCAGCTATTACCTGATGGCTAGTTCTGGTGCTGAAACCGAGCTTGCTGCTCGTGTTGTTGGCCGCGCTCAGTATCCTGACGAAGGTAATAACGACGCTTTTCCAATTGTCGAAGTTTGGCTTAACACCCATCGGGATCGTTATGTCACTGCTACGGCATCAACGGCTTAATAGGGAGGATTAATCATGGCTATTAATAGAGCTAGTATATCAAAAGAACTCCTTCCGGGCTTAAACGCCGTTTTTGGAATGGAGTATGGAGAGGTTAATAACGAACACGAACCTCTTTATGACATTGAAAATTCTGATCGTGCATTTGAAGAAGAAGTACTATTCACTGGGTTTGGCTCTGCGCCGACCAAGGGTGAAGGTGCTGCTGTTTCTTATGATGACGCTCAGGAAAGTTACACTGCCCGTTATACGGCTGAAACTATTGCACTTGCTTTCGCGGTTACGGAAGAAGCAATGGAAGACAATCTGTATGACACCTTTGCCAAGCTTCGTGCGCGCGGTCTCGCTCGTGCGATGGCAAATACCAAGCAGGTCAAGGCGGCTGCGCTTTACAATAATGGCTTCACGGCTACTATTGGTGATGGCGCTGCATTCTTCTCTGCTGCTCATCCGACCATCTCTGCTGGTAATCAGTCCAACCTTCTTGGTGCTGCCGATCTTTCGGAAGCCACTCTTGAGGCGTCTCTGACTGCTATTCAGAAGATCGAGGATGATCGTGGTATTCTTATTGGTGCCAGCGCGGTATCGCTGCATGTTCCCGTTGATTCGTGGGCCATTGCAGATCGCGTTCTAAGCAGCCCCGGTAACACTCAGACGAGTGCTGCACAGGCGAACCCGAATACGAACGCTATTAACGCGACTCGTCACTTGGGTATGGTTCCTGAAGGCTACTACATCAATCGTCGGTTTACCGATACTGATGCGTGGTTTGTCAAGACGGATGTTCCGAACGGCACTAAGATGTTTGTTCGTACTCCGCTTCAGACGAAGATGGAACCTGACTTCGATACTGGAAACATCCGATTTAAGGCTCGGGAGCGTTATAGCTTCGGTGTCTCTGATTGGCGTGGCTGGTTTGGTAGCGCAGGTTAATTAAGATAGAAGGAGAGAGTGACTAAGTGTTGCTCTCTCTTTCGACTCTTTATTTATAAAGGAATTAAATATGGGTACAAATATTAAAGTTGCTCAAAATGTAAGTAGCGACGGTGCTATTATTACTGGCTTCAGATATGTAGACAGTAACTTAACTGTTGGAGCAAACGGTGGTGGACCAGTTCCTCAAATAACTCGTGTTATGGCTATCCATACATTTGCTACTCTTGCTGGTGAAATTGTTATTACTGGTTCAAATCAAATTACTAACAAGACTGCCAAGGGTACGGCTATTCGATATCGTGTAGGCGCTTTAGATTCTAATGATATGTATATTGGAGATATGGGTGTTGGTGTTTATGGTGTACTTAGTGTTGCCAACTCAGGTACTGGCACTATGACTCCCACGATTACATTATATGTAGGCTGATATGCCTTCTTATTCTTATCTGAAGACCGACATTATCAACACAACTGAAAATGATTCGATTGAGTTTGCGGATCAGATTCCTAAGTTGATTGAAAAAACAGAACTACGTCTTACTAAAGATTTAGACGATGTTGGTTTAGATGAGTATACCGCTATTTCATATGTAGCGACTAATGCCAGTATTGCACTTAATGATCGAGTGCGTATTATTCGTAATGTAAACTACACCACAAGTATCAGTGTAACTGGAGTTCCATCTTCCTCGAAGGTAAACTTGTTACAAAGAACTTATGAGTATGCTACAGACTACTGGCCTATTGCTACATCTACAGGAACTCCCCGTTACTATTCACGGAAAACGAATGGATCAATTTACATTGTACCAACACCTACATCAGCTTTGTCAGGTATTGTTCAAACTGCTTCACGGCCTTTAGCTCTTGCTTCGGCAACAGGCACAAGTGTGACAGTTTCAAATTATTACAGCGAGTATTGCTATAACGCTTTATTTTATGGTTGTATGTTAGAAGCCACTATGTACATGAAAGATTGGAACACTCTTCCAGTTTGGCAGGGACAGTATGACAACGCAGTAACTGCACTACGTAATCAGGCTCGTAGAACTAGACAAGACGATATGGAAACCGCTGCTAGTCCTGCTGGTGGACCCAATACACTTATACAAGGAGCAAGCTAATGGCATTAAAAGGCAATCAAAAAAAATTAGATGTAGACAATGACGGCAAAATAACTAAAAAAGATTTTGATACAATAAATGCAAAGCCAAAGCCTAATCCAAGAAGAAGCTCTGTTAATACAGAAACTGGTGCTACTCGTGGAGCAGGTGAAGAAATGGTACGTGCTAAAAAAATGGGTGGTGGTCAAGTAATGAAGTATAAGAAGGGCGGCATTGTTTATAAGCAAGGTGGCGGCGTTATTAAAGCTAATAGCGGTGGTCAAGGTATTGTTGACTCAGGCTATACTAAAGTATAATGGCTACAAGTCGCGCCAGCATTAGACAGCAGGTTACTAAAGGCGGTCGAAAGAAAAAGAAAAAGAAACCGCCGCTTGGTTCTGGTAAACGATTTAAAGATACAGTTTCTAATTTAAAAAAACGTGGGGCTAGAAACCCTAAAGCTTTAGCAGCATACATTGGAAGAAAAAAGTACGGTGCTAAGAAATTTGCTGCAATGGCTGCAAAGGGAAAAAGGAGAAAATCATGAAGAAGACTTATTTAAGAGGGCCGCACAGTTTGCTGGCCTATCCTGCTGACCTTAATGCTATTACTGGTAAGCCTACTGGTCAGGGTTTCGGTGCTGCACGCAAAGGTCCGTCTGTTGTAGGTAAGCCTGAGAATGTAGTTGTAGAT